ATATTGAATCATTTTTTTATTTTATTACCCTATTTTTACAAAAAAAGCAAACGGAATGAATTACGTAGATAGAATAAAAGCCGCGCTAGGTTTTAACCAAAAAGATTCCACATACCTTAACGCGGTTTTCCCTTACTTGGGAAATAATGTTATTTGGACCGCACCAACAACGCAAAATTTTATCGAAAAAGGTCTATATCTAAATTCTGACCTTTACTCCATTATCAACCTAATCATTAACAAAGTCAGCACCGCGCCTATTGTTGTTTATGAGGTTAAGGACCAAAAGGCTTTGAATTACTACAAATCGATGAGCCGAAACTTTGAGAACTCAGGCGCCAAGTTTCAAGCCGAGAGACTCAAAACAAAAGCTTTGGAGGAGGTTCACATTCCTGAACTTGAAAAACTATTCAAAAAGCCAAACGAGTTTCAAACTTGGGACAACCTTTTAAAAGAAATTGCTGCATTTCGTCTAATTACTGGTAACGCTTACATTTACGGCGCTAGACGTGGAGAGCAACCAAACGCTCCAATCATTGCCTTGTATTCTTTGCCTGCGCAGTACATGGAAATTATTTCAGGAGGTCTAAACCAGCCGATTAAGGAGTACAGATTGACCTATAATGGTTACGACAGAATTGACGCTGCAAACGTAGGCCACCTAAAAAATATTAATCTTAGCTACCAAGCTGGAACCGCAAACCACCTTTATGGCGCTTCTCCTTTGCGTTCAGCAGTTCGCGACCTTACCACGTCAAACGATGGCAAGCAAGCGCTTTTGTCTATGCTTCAAAACATGGGTGCAAGAGGTATCTTAACAGGGGACGGAACGGTTAACATTACCCGAGAGCAAGCGCAAGGATTAAAGGAGGATTACGCGCACAACTACCAAGGCGCAACCAAAGCTGGCGACGTTATCATTACTCCAGCCAAACTTTCTTGGGTGCAAATGGGAATGAATGCGGTTGATATGTCAATACTGGATACGCAAAAAGTAATTTTGCGCTCATTGTGCCGAGTTTATGGCGTTGATGCAAAGCTTCTTGGCGATACTGAGGCAAGTACTTTCAACAATACTGAAACTGCTTATAAGGCCCTAATTAATAACGTAGTTCGTCCTTTGCATATTGAAATCCGAGACGTGCTTAACAACTGGCTTTTGCCTTCTTATGGCAACAAAAATCTATTCCTAGATTTCGATTACATGGCTTATCCTGAAATGCAGGACGACATGGACAAGCTTGTTGGACAATTGTCTCAGGCTTGGTGGTTGACTCCAAACGAAAAGCGTGCGGCTATGAATTACGGCGAATATGAAAATATTTTGATGGAGCAGCCATTTATTCCGCAGGGATTAATGACCTTGGCTGAGTTCTCATCGCAACCAGTTGACGACCTAGAAAATTTGGGAGACTATGCCCAAACCAACTAAAAAGGACCTAGCGCTTGCAAAGCAATTGGACGCATTGCAGAGACGTTACGAGCAGCGATACGAAAAGCAAATTTACACGGCTTTAAAAAAGCAAATGCAGCCGTATTTGGATGCTATTAAACAGGCGGACGCAAATATTAACCGCTTTGATTTAATAACTCCAGCGCCATTGGCCGACGTATTGGAAAATCTTTTTGTCGTTGCTGGCACCGCTTATGCCGAGGCAATGTATAACGCAATTCAGCCACCAACTAAAGCAACCAAGGAAGCCTTGCGAGCAAGCTGGCGCGACTTCATGCGTTTATTTGCGATTAGGAACCTGCCGCAAACTTTAATACAGATTAACGAAACTAGCCAAAAGATAATCCGAAATATTGTTTTAGGTGGATTAAGTGAGGGCCTTGGAACGCTTCAAATTGCAAGCATAATTCAAGAAACAATTACGACAGTATTTACCAACCGAGCCAAGCTAATTGCACGAACTGAAATGGCAATTGCTACCAACAACGCAGCAATGCAGTCGGCAGCAACTTCGGATTTTATGTATGAAAAGAAATGGATTCCAGCGACGGATAACAGAACAAGACCTGACCACGCTGCCATGCTTAATAAGCCTTGGATTCCGTTTGACGAAAACTTTATTGTAGGCGGTGACGAAATGAGACAACCAGCAGACGGAACGCAAGGCGCTGGAGCGGACCAAATTTGTAATTGCCGCTGCAAAGTTGTTTTTAGAATCATGCGAGACGTTGACGGCTTACCAATTAGAAAATGATTGCTTACGTTATAAACCTTGACCACCGCAAGGATAAATGGCGGTCGTCCATGAATGAGTTGGCACCTCATTTTAACCTTGAGCGAGTCAGCGCAATTAAACACGAATGGGGTTGGCTAGGATTATGGCAAACTTTTAAAAAGATTTTTCAAGAATGCGAGGGCGACGTTTTAATATTTGAGGACGACGCTACTTACCGAGGTTGGGCCACCAATTTAGAGGAGGCAATTCAAGACCTTCCAGCCGACTGGGATATGCTAATGCTGGGAGCCAATATAAAAGACTTAAGACTTGACAGGATAAGCAAGAACTTGGTTCGCACTTACGGAGCATGGACAACGCACGCAATTCTTTACTCTCACCGCTTTGCAAAAGAAATGGCAGAAATAGACTTGGACATACCCATTGACGAATATTTCAGGAAACAAGTGCATCCTAAAGGCAATTCCTATATTTGCGTTCCGTTCCTATCTTTTCAGCGACCAACTGAAAGCGATATTGAAGGAGGGTATAAAAACTATACAAGCCTATTCGAGGACAGTGAAGCAAAAGCTTTTCATTTTGTCAATCAATAATTTTATAGGTTTGCTTTTTTTTTTAACCCTTTTATTTTTACAAAAAAAGAGACCATGATTTACAAGAATATAAGCCAAGGAATTATTGAGGACGTTGACGACGTTAAAGGATTAGTAACTGGTTACTTTTCTGCTTTCAACAATATTGATTCCGACGGCGACGTAATTGTCTCAGGTGCTTATAAGAAAAGCGTTGCAGAGAATGGACCAATGGGACGCAATCGAATCATGCACCTGCTTCAGCATAATCCTTTGATGCCATTGGCTAAGCCTATGGAGTTGATGGAGGACGCAAAAGGCTTGCGTTTTACCTCTAAAATTACCGAGACTAGCTACGGCAAAGACGTAATAAAGCTTTATGCTGAGGGCGTTTTTAACGAGCATTCAGTAGGCTTTGAAATTATCAAGTCAGATAACAAGGCTGGATATAGAGAAATTAGAGAAATTAAACTTTGGGAAGGTTCAACTGTTACATGGGGAGCCAATCCAAACACACCGATTGAATCAATGAAAAGCTGGGACCAGCCAAAAAGCGAGGAGATGATTGCAAAGTTTTGCGGCATCCTTAGAAATGGCAACCTTACCGACGAGTCGATGATTCAGCTTGAAATAGGATTAAAGCAAATTCAAGAACATTTAAAGGCATTGCAAACAAAATCAGTCCAGTCCGTAGAATCCGAGGCAACTCAATTCGAAAGCGAATTAGACCCGACCTTGGCAATGGCTTTGGAGTTCGAATTTATACCAAAACTTAAAAAATTTATTTAAAACACAATGGAAGCAATTAAATCACAATTGGATTCAGTACTTGCGAAATTGGAGTCAAACGAAGCTTTGATTTCAGACGTAAAGGCTATGAAAGAAGCTGGTGAGGAGTTCAGAAAGTCACTTTCTGCCGAGACCGCTAAATTGAACGCAAAAGCTGACGCTCTTCAGTCTCAGCTTGACGGAGTAGATGCAAGAACTCAAGCTGGTTTTTCTAGCGCTCAGAAAGGTTTTTCTTTTTCTAGCGAACTTGAGAAAGCATTTAACTCTGACGCATTTGGAAACTACAAGAGCGGAAACGCTAACAAAGTAAAGTTGGACCTTGAATTAAAAGGTGGCGACATGACTGTTGGCAACTCTTATAGTGGCGAGGTTATTCCTGCTGACCGAGTTCCTGACTTGAAGTTCACTCCAAACAGAAAAGTAAACGTACGTCAATTGTTGCCAGTTGGACAGACTTCTAGCAACCTTATCCGTTTCGTACGTGAATCAGCTTACGACAACGCTGCTGCACCAACTGCACAGGGTTCTCCTAAGCCTCAGTCAGATTTCGATTTGACCGCAGTAGATAGAAGCATCCGTACAATCCCTACTTTCATGAGATTGACAAAAGAGATGTTGGATGATACTCCAGGTCTTATCGCTTACCTTTCTAGCCGCGCTCCTAGCAAATTGTTGAACGTTGAAGATACTCAACTTTTGTACGGAAGCGGTTCAGGTCAAAACTTGAACGGTTTTGCAACTGACGGCTCTGCTTGGACTACTGTTAAATTCGGTACTCTAATCAACAGATTTGACGTACTTGCTGCTGCGGTTGTTCAAACTACTAAGAACGAGTATGCACCAAATGCAATCATGATTAACCCATCCGATTACCTTAGCCTAGTATCTACTAAGGAAAACGCTGGAGCGTATATCTTGCCTTCTTATGTTACAATGTCTGCTGGTCAGATGTTTATCATGGGCGTTCCAGTTTACGCAATCAATGGTGTTGTTGCTGGTGACTTCTTTGTAGGTGACTTCGCACTTGGTTCTCAATTGTTCGTTCGTCAGGGCATTACTCTTGAATTCTTCGAGCAGGATGCAGACAACGTAACTAAGAACTTTGTTACTGTACGCGTTGAGGAGAGAATTGCTTTGGCAGTTTACACTACTCAGTCAATTGTATACGGAACTTTTGCAGCTGCTTTGGCTAACGGTTCCGCAGTATAAGTAAAT